TACCCCATCCAATATTAGGATGAGTATCATCAATTGGTATAACTACATTTATATTCATAATGAATTAAAAAATTTATTTAGATATGCATTAACTACCTCTTCACTATGATATTTTTGATAATTTAACTGAGCATTTTTACTACATTCAATGTAAAATTCATTATCATCTCTTAATTTTGATGTTAATTTTATTGCTGAAGCTGTATCTCCTATTTCTACACTTAGATCTGGGTGTATATTACGTTGTGTGTCCAATTCACTATATCCTACACACGGTATCCCTAAAAACCCACAGTTCATAGCAAAAGTACCGGCAGCTATAGTAGGCATTAAATGTATAGCATATTTAAATTCAGCTAATTTATGAATCCATTCTACCCACTGCATATAAGGTAAATGATTTACTAATTGTTCTTCATTTGGTTGTCTTCTACCCATTGAAGGGGCCCAAATAGGAACTTGTAAGTGTCTTGCAGTTACAAAACTATCAAAACCACCATACCACCTAGTAAAATTTCCTCCTATTATTACTTTATTTTCTTTTTTAATATTTAATGCTTTTTGAACTGAATCTGTTATCATTAAAGAAGTAATATCATTTACAGGTATTAAAGGATTTATACCTTGAAAATAAGGTATATCTGTTTTATTTTCAGTTAGTATCCCATCTACATTGGAAAGTATATTATAATGCCATATTTGCTGTTCTACTCTCATATCTTGAAAAATCCAACTAGGACCTTCTTGCATAAATAAAACTTTATCTGCTATTTTTCTTGCTTCAGATATTATATCAATGGTTTCTAATTTATCTCTGTCTTTACCAGTTTTAGGTATTAATAATATAGCTATATCATATTTTGTTGTTATAGAATTGATATTAAATAAACTATCATGATCTGCTTGTAAAGTACACATTTGTGCAAACTCTACTCTCATATTTGGGTGGTTTCTAGGTATTTTACCTTTAAACCCCATTTGAGATAAAAATATTATTGATTTATCCATTTAAAAATTTATTAAGTTTAGTTAAATCCATTCTAGTATCAAATGGGGTTTTAAATGGAGGTGGTATTACTTTACTTGTTTTGGGTGCAAGTTCTTTTAACCATTTATCTCCAGTACCTACATTAAAAACCCCACTAGCATTTTTATTAATTAATTGGATTATTAACTCTGCTATTTTATCAACAGTATCTCCAGATGTTTGAACTTTCCAAACTTTATCATAAATAAAAGGATTAGGTTTATGTAATTCTCTACAAATAAGATAATTTTTATTATTTAATTTAATATATTCATCTGCTAATAATTTAGTATAAGCATACCATGATTGAGCAGGAAATGGTAAATCATCTTCAGATGGTGGTTTTGGATTATTAGCATAAACAAATTCCGTAGATATATGTACTAATTTTTTACCATATTCTGAGCACCAGTCAGATAATCTTGATACTGATTTATAATTAATATTATAGTGTGGGATTGGATCTGATGAATAAGAATCGGTATGTGCTATACAATTAATTATTATATCATATTTAACTAGATATTGAAACCAAGGAGTTAAATCCTTAAAATCTAAACCATGAGTAGTCCTACTGATAATATCCCAATTTGTTTGATTTGCTAATTCTGTACCTAGCAACCCATCTCCTAATATTAATACTTTATTTTGCAAAGAATTCTTTTATTTTATCACAAACATAATCAACATCTTCAACTGTCATACCATGGTGTGCCCCTAACAAGAAACCATTTTTCATAATAATATCAGAATTTTTAAAATCTTCTAAATATTCTCTATAAACTGGGTGTCTAGTGACATTACCAGCAAATGTAACTCTGGTTTGAATATTTTGTTCTTCTAAAAATGTCAATAATTCTAATCTATTTTCAGTTTGTAAAGGCATAGCTAACCAATTTGGCTCAATACTATCATCGGGTAAAATTAAATCACCAACACCCTTCAAATTTTTCAAATAACGTTCAATGTTGTCTCTTCTAATTTTAGCATTAACACCAAATCTTTCTAATTGAACAATACCAAATGCAGCATTCATTTCACTTGCTTTCATATGATAACCCAATACACTATATAAAAATTTATGGTCATAAGGTATTCCATCTACAACATGATTAAATCTATCATCCATAATTTCTGAATCATCACCTAATCTACCCCAATCTCTATATTGCAAACATTTAGTAACGTGTTTTTTATCGTTATACATTACCATACCACCTACACCTCCAGCTGTTATAACATGAGAAGCATAAAAACTTGTAGTAGCAACATCTGTTACTGGGGTCTTAGTTAAAGTATCAGCTGAATCTTCAATTAGGAAAATATCATCTCTACCTATTTCAACTAAATATCTTTTTAATTTATCCCAATCTGGTTTATTACCAATTAAATTTGGTAACATAATTGCTGATGTATCATCTGTTACTTTAGCTATTACTTGGTCTATGATAGCACAATATGTATTTAAACCTACATCTACAAATACAGGTACATACCCTAATTGAATAATAGGGGCTAATGTAGTAGCAAATGTACAAGCAGGAGTAATAATTTTGGTTCCTTTAGGTAAATCTAGAGCAGCAATAGCTAATAAACATGCTGATGAGCCCGAATTAACAAATACACCATATTTTTTACCAAATGTTTTGGCAATTTTTTCTTCAAATTCTACTGATTTAGGACCTTGTCCCCCTAACCACCCTGATTCAAGTGATTTTACTACGGCATCTATTTCTTCTTGACCGTATGCTTCGTGTTTATAAGGCGCGTACCATATTTTTCTCATAATGTTTCGTAATATTTATTTTGTTTTTCTTGTCGTTTGATTTCTTTTGGATGATATAATGCTAACCCTTCCATAGTAGGTAATGTAGCATATGTTTTATAACCATCTAATTTTTCATGTACTTTATTTTTCCATTTAATATGTGGTAAATTTTTCCATACTCTCCATTGGTAATCAGGCCAATTAACCCAACCTTTTTCATTTACATTCCAACCCCATTTTTGTATATGTTTATTAGTTAACCCTTCAACTGTATTTACTCTAGGAATTAAATAAACATCATTTTCAGGGTTATGTTCTAATATTACTGGTAATTGTGATATTAAACTTTCATGTGGGTATTCATCAGCATCTATTTGAAAAATATAATCACCTTCACAATACTCTGTAAGTTTATTTTTCCAATCAGCAAAATGGTTATTAAAATCTAATCCTCTCCAGAATTGAAAATTTGGGTATTTAGACTGCTTGGTTAACCATTTAGCTACTTCTTCATCACCATTCTTTTGATCATAGAGTACTACTATTTCATCTTGCTGTCTTTTATTCTTACGTAAAAAATTAACAAGTCTTTGTATTTCTACAAATTCATTACAAACTGTTATTGCATAACTTATTTTCATATCTATTCTGGTAATACCCCAATATATGAAAGAGCATCCATAAAATCACGTTCTTTATAATTAGATAATGTAGTCATATCCATTTTAAATTCTTTTTCTTCGTCTGGGATTGCTTTTACAGCTGACCATCCCCAATCATATCTACCATTTCCATTAGCAAATACCATTCCTTTATCTTTAATATTAATAATAGTAGGCATCCATACCTTACCAGTATCTTCTTCTTCATCCATTAATTCTTTATGGAGTTCAGGTAATAATTCAAATTGTTCGTTAAAAAATTTTGAACCTTTTTTCATTAAAGAATTAGATTGAAACCCACACCCATAACATAATTCTATAGATATATCTTTGGTTACTTCTTGAGTATAACAAGCATCAGAACCACAACGACTACATTCTTGTAAAGCATCAAATTTCATAATTTATATTTTTTCTAGTTTTGGTAAATTTAATTCTGGTAAATTTAGTTGAACTTGTTTTGGAAATTCAGGTATGTTTGAATCTAAAACATTATTTATTAATTCATCCATCTTACCCCAACTAAAATTATTTTTAACATATTTTATTTGTTTTTTAGATTTTTTAAGTGCCTTATTATACTTTTTATAAACTTCTTCAAAATATTGTCCTATATGAATATCATCAGCTTGGAACCATTTAGATTCTTTAATTAACCACTTATTGGCAGCGCTATCATGAACGTGTTCTAATTTGCCTGGGATTAAGTAAGTATTATTTTTATGTAAAAAATCAATTTGGCCACTCCATCCCGATGCTATAATTGGTTTACCTGTTAAACCAAATTCTAATAAAGGTCTACCATATCCTTCTCCTTTAGTTAAACTAACCATAGCTTTAACTTTTGGGTTATTATATATTTCATTCATTTCACTATCTGTAAAATCTCCATTTAATATATAAATGTTAGGTAAATCTTTAGAATTTACTGATTTTTTTAGGATATTTATTTTATTTAAAATTTCTTCTCTACTAATATATGAAGTAACTCCGGTTGTAGCCTTTAATATCAATGCAGGTTTATTTTGCTTATTTTTAAATATTTCTAAAAATGCTTTTACTAATTTACCTACGTTTTTTCTATCATGACCAAATTCACCTTGCATCCAATGTCCTACAAATAAATAACAGAATGATTCTTTAATATTATCTAATTTTACATTTTTAATTTCATTAGATGGAATTTGTTTATATACATCTAAATCAGCTCCTTCAAAAATAACTTCAATTGGTTTTTCTAATTTTACTTCTCCTATTGGTTGTTTTGTTTGAGGGTGGGTTTGAGTATATTTTACTTGTTCAAATACCTTTTTAGAGTGTTTAGAAGATACCCAATTAATATCCATTCTATTTAAACCTTGTATCCATTCAGCTTGACACGCAGTTGATTCTATCCCTGCGGTACAACCTATATTATACTTCCCAATAGGTTGGAATTCATTTGGGATTGTTATTTGCATCCAAATTTCTGGTTGTACCTTCTGCCAATCGGGTGATGCTAAATGATTTAATAAAAAAGACCATTCAGGGTTTTGTTTACAAAAACCCCATAATGTATTACCCCATCTTTGGGATAATAACTCTACTTTATATTTATCACTTTTTATAATTGACTTAATAACGTCTCTTGATCTAGCTCCATACCCTGAATAAGTATCAAATGGGGAGGATATTACAAATCTTGGCTTGCTCATTAATATATTAATTTATGGTTTAAAACTCTTCCTTTGTGTTCAGTTGCATTTACAATTTCATATTTTTCTTTGGGTTTCCATGTTTCAAATAATTCATTAAATGCTTCTATAACTCTTTTTGCTTGATATTCTGAAGTAAATCCTGCTTCTTCACTTAAAGCCCATTCTCTACCTTTTAATCCTCTAGATTTTCTTTCTTCTGGGGATAAAGAATATACTTGTCCTAATTTTTTATAAGCATCTTCCCAGTCACATCTATCATCAAATATATAAGGAGTTGGAGGTGAACCTTGAATTGATCTACTTGTTGGATAAACTGGGAATGCCCATTCACCATGTTCTTTATATGTGCCTCTATGATTAGAAGGTACATCAGCACTTGGTGTAAACCATTCTCCATTTTCATCAACAAATCTCATTTGGTCTTGCATACCACCTGTTGTGTTAGCTATAATAGGTGTACCTGATAACATTGCTTCTGTAATAGTTAATCCCCACCCTTCATTAGATGTTAATAACATTTGAACATCTGCCATGTTATATAAAAAGTTTAGCTGTTTTTGGTTTAATTTTGAAGTTGAAAATTTTATATTATTTTCATACTTTTCACTAAATAAAAATTCTGTTACTTTATTCAAATCAGTACCTGCTTGTGATATCATTTCTGTATGAAGTACTAAATAACATTTTTTAGCTTTATCCTCAGGTAAACTATCTAAAAAGCTTCTAAATGCTAACATAGTATCTGGGATTTGTTTTCGTCTAATGTTCCTAGAATTAAAAAATGCTACAAACTCAGGATTATCATCTCCTAATAATGATTTTCTAAACTTCTTAAATTCTTTATATTGTTTATCTTTTTCTTCAATAGGAAAATATTTAGTATGATCTAAACCATGGGGAATGTATTTAAATATCTTATTTTCAACACCTTCTAAAACTAATTTATTAATATTAACAGTTTGTTTAGAAATACCCATTAGTAAATCACATGCTTCATAGTATGGTCTATTATACATTGGAGCAGGATAATCATCCCAAATATTTAAATATGTAATTGGAATATTTTTACGGATTTCATTTTCCATATTAAATAACCATGTAAAATATCTTGGATCAGTAACTAACATTATAGCATCAGGATTTTCAATACTAATAATTTCTCTTACTACACTTTCATTCCCATAACCATCAACTGGATATAAAAATACTGAAGCGTCTTCTATTCCTAGATTTTTATTAGTGTCTGCAGAAAGATCTAATCTTTTACCCTTTTCTGGATGTTTAATTGCACCTGCCATTTGTACCCAATTAAAATGTTGGGAAGTATGGAGAACAATTTCTTTTGCAACTGTTGCTACACCTGAGTGTACTCTAATATCGTCACATATTAATAATATTTTCTTCCTTTTTTCTTTAGGAAGATATTTAAAACTTTTATTCATTTTTTAATACAATTTATAGTTCGAGATCTGTTTGATTTGTGATAGCTTTACGGAAATTTTCATCTGTAAGAAACAGATAAATAGATCGATCAGCAAGTTTTTGGAATGAAAACTTTCGTTTCACACATTCAATTTTGAAATTCTCGAATAAATCGCTTTTGACTTTTACACTTGTAAGTGTCATTGGTTTTTTAATATTCATAATCTTGATTTTAATAACATTATTTTAGTATACATATATTGGGATATCAGTAGATTATACCTTCCCCACATAATTCTTTTTCTTCTTTATAAGGACAAAAATTACAAGTCCATTTTGATGGTGTTTTAGGATATGTTTTTTCTTTAATACCTCCATTTGAGGTAAAACACTCATTAATAAAATCACTAATGGCACTTTTTGCTCTACCTAATTTTATTTTACCACTTGGAGGTGTAAATTGTTGTACTCTATATGCTTGATATGGTGACATAATATTTTCGTCATCAATATCTAACACTTTTCTTTTTAATATCATAAACTCAATTTCAATCTTATCTAATGGTATTCCATATTGTTCAGAAAAATATTGTTTATATAATAATAATTGATATTGTTTATCTTCATCCTTTTTAGCATAATCATTCCAACCTTTAGTACTGGTTTTTAT